ATACACCCGACCGGCGCATATTGCCCTGGTTGTCATGTGGCTATCCCGGAAAAATCTTTGCAACGTTTTTGGAATTCTCAGCGCGTTAAATGTTGTCAATGTAATAAGTTTTTCGACGCCCGCACTGGAACATTTTTAAGTGGCTGTCAGATGGATTATCGTGAAGTGATCCTTCTTGCAGTCCTTTTGACGCCGGATATAACAGATAAAATTATTGCAGATATTTTGAATATAAGCGCGGAAAACGTCCGGCTCTGGCGAAATAAATTTGAAGCCCTGGAAAAGATAAAGAATGGATAGCGCTTCTTTTGAAAAACTCATTCATGACCAACCGCCCGATGTTAAGGCGAAGGGAATTTTACTGTTCAATGGTGCATTAAAAGGACAGGTCGCTTATCAGGGCGAGCCGATTGTGGCGAAGCTAAAAGATTGGCGTGCATCCGAGTCCGCCCTTGATGAATTTATCGCTTCCCTGGGCGTCACCCCGACAAATGAGAAAACATTTCATGGCATACCGTCAGTCGTTGAATATCTTCACAGCCATGGCTGGAAGATCTCATTACGGACGGCCTACAATCACCGGGATAAAAAGAATTTATTACCGCGCAAGGACGGCAAATATTATCAGAGCGACGTTGACCGCTACGCGCAAACCGTCGATTTGCCGCGTCTTGATGGAATCAAGCAGGAAATAACTGACAGCGAAGCAGAGCGTAAGAAAAGGGCAGACGCGGATATTGCTGAATATGACGCCCGGATAAAGCGGATCCGTGCCGAGGCGATTGAGGGGAAATATGTTGACCGGGATGTTTTTAAAAATGAGTTGTCCGTCCAGGCGTTGGCTTTTAGAAATTCCATCCAGACATTCGTCCACGCCCAGGCCGAGGAAATCGTCAGCTTCACCCGCGGAGATGTTTCCAAAATTCCCGACCTAATCGAGTTTATGATGGACAGGGCAGATGAACATTTCCGGAAATACGCCGAAGAATGGGAAAAGAAAGGACCTTTAATTGACATCGAAAAAGCCGCTGCCGAAGATGCAGATGACGAAGAAAATGGCGAAAGTTAATAAAGGCATTGAATGAACTTATCCACCGCTACAAATACGACAGTCGATACTGCTCACGTTTATTATTTTCCGCAAATCTGGAAGCAAGTCTTTCAGAAGCGCGAGAGAATGACCACTTCACAATGGGCGGAACAGCATCGGCGTGTTGTTGAAGGATCCCGCGCCGGTAACTGGCACAACGTCACCACGCCATATTTGAAAGAGCCAATGGATTGTTTGAGCCTGCCTTATGTCCGGACAATCTATATGATCTTTGCGCCCCAGACCGGCAAGACCCAGGTGGCTTTTAATTTCTTATGTTTCATTGCCGACCAGGCACCCGGCCCCGCCATGTATATCATGCCCAACGAATCCAAGACAAAAGATATGTCCACCCGCATCAGGGCGATGCTGAAAGCCACGCCGAAAATGGCGGCGCTGCTGTCCGATCGCTCCGACGACACCAAACAGAAAAGAATATCCCTGAATAATGGAATGAGAATCATGCTGGTCTGGGCGTCGTCTGTTGCTGAATTGTCCTCTGATTCCGTCCAGTATATGTTTGAAGATGAACGCGACAAATACGAAAAGATCGTCGGCAGTGAAACCGATCCGGATATTTTGATTGAAGCGCGGACAATCACCTATCCCTATACCAGCAAGCGGCTTATTTATTCCACGCCTAATGATGAAAACGGCATTGAAAAAAGCATGACAGAAAATGCCGACGAGATCCGGCACTACGAGGCAAAGTGTCCGGTGTGTGGCCAGCTCCAGAAAATGATCTTTGAAAAAGCACCCGACAAACTGGGCGGCATTGTCTGGCCGTCCGACATCCGGGATCCGCGCAAAGTTGAACGGCGCCGCCTGGCTAATTATGAATGTTGCGCGTGCGGGATGCTGTGGAATGATCACATGCGCAATAAAGCCGTCCGTGATGGCCGGTGGGTGTCGGATAATCCGGTTGATCGTCCGACCGTTATCGGCTTTCATCTTCCGTCCTGGTATTCGCCTTTTGTCAGCCTGTCCAAAGTTGCCGCTGATTTCCTGCGCGGCAAGGGCGACCTCATTAAACACAAGGGATTTGTTACCCAGCACAAAGCGGAGGCGTGGAAAAACACCGTTGAAAAACCGAAGAAAGAAGATGACATCCTCAAAGCCCGCTGCGACCTTGCGGCGCAAACCGTTCCGGAAAGTGCCGTCGCCTTGACCGTGGGCGTTGACGTCCAGAAGGCGGGCTTTTGGTTTACAGTCTGGGCGTGGGCGCGTGACATCCAGGGTATCACCGGCTGGCTTATCCATTATGGTTATCTGCCTACCTGGGAAACTGTGGAAGCCTTGATTTTTGCCACAGAGTATCCGATCGCGGACGGATCCGGAACCATGAGGCCATGGCGCGCGGGATTCGATACCGGGGGCGGCGAGAAATATGAAAGCGAAGATTCCGGCGACAAAATGAGCATGTCCGAAGAAACTTATTGGTGGATCGTGGCCAACGCCATTGGTCGCGGTTGTGGAATATTCGCCACAAAGGGCGCGTCCAGACCGATTCCAGGTCTATTTAAAAAAGGCGATCCGTTAATGAAAACACCATCCGGCAAAAGACTTCCGGAGTGGTTTCACATCATCCAGATTGATACCGGCCAGATGAAAGATGTTGTCAATTTAGGGCTAACCCAGGCTGCCAAGCGCGAGGCGGGCGCTCTTTATCTGCATAAGGACACCGATGTAATATTTGCCCGGCACATTATAGCCGAAGAAAAGCGCACGGATTTAAAAACCAAATCCGTCGAATGGGTGCGAGTGAAAGGCGACAACCATCTGCTTGATGCTAGTGTTATTGGCGTATCTCTGGCCCGACCGCAATGGATCGGCGGCGGCGTTAATATTCTGGCTCCGCGAAATATCGGGCAGGTGGTTATAAAACCGGTTGTCCTCAAAAAAGAAAATAAACAAAAAACAAATGTGAGGTGGTGAATATGGAAACAAATGACACGGCATTATCGGGGATGAAGGCAATTTGTGGATATGTGAACAGATCAGAATCAACTGTCTTAAAAATGATTAAAGAAGAAGGTTTTCCGGCCAAGAAAATCGGTGGCGGCATCTGGGAAAGCGACAGGGATTTGATCTCCGCTTGGCGCAAGAAAAGGATAATGGACGAAACCGAACCTGAAAAGCCGGTTTTGAAAACTCCCAAGAAAAAGCAGCAAGCGAAAAAAGGCAGATAATAATTTTCTCCGGCAAGTCGGCCTTGCTATTTTGGTCAGTAATTTAACAGAGTAAGGGTCGAGAGGCGCGCAAAAAGGGCGCGGGTGGTGGCCAATAATCATGCCAATTATTTAAAAAAGCACCATAATATCAAAATATATATGAAAATCGACATGCATATAAACACAAAGCCAAAAGTCAGATCGTGTCGTGGTGACGATTTTAGAGCGACGGCAAACTCAATACTACTCTACGCTGGCGGGGGTCGAAAAAACGCGAATGAGTAAACCCTTACTACCACTATATTGGCGCAACCATGAGTAAACCCTTATCCATCCTGGGCTGGCGAGGCTCCGCAAACCCTTATCACCACTACATTGGCGGGGGGTAAAAATCGCGAATACAGGAGAAGCGTTTAAAAGCCGCGTAGAAGTTCAGACAATAAATATGCCAAAAAGGCATGGAGAAGATAATAATGTTTGTTGGTTCGATAAACTCGAAGATAAGGAACCTTCTCTTCCACTGAAAAGTCCCTTTTCAGTGGAAGAAACATCTGTGTTGGCTGTTCCGGCAATTTTACTGTCGAGCAAATTTTACAAGGGTTGAACTGTAAAATCTGGTCCAACGACGTTGCGCTTTATTCGTCGCTGATTGGTAATTTTCTGTCCGGCAAACCGATGCGCGCGGAGATCAAGGATCCTGCATATTCCTGGCTTGCTTCATACATGGAAGATAATGGAGTTGGCCGTATCGCTGCCGTGTCCCTGCTGTTCGAAATGCTCAAACAGGAAAAAGCGAACAACCTGCAACAAATCCGGCTGTTCGGGCATTACCGGGATAATTTTGCCAGCTACCATCAAAAATCATGTTCCCGAATCAGAGAAACCCTATCTAAAATAAATATTGATGATTATTCGTCTCAAGACGTTTACGCTCTTTATCGGGACTTACCGCCGGACTGGCTGCGGATCGCCTTCTTGCCGACGTATGTCGGCGGCTATGAAAAACTATATGCGCGTCTGGAAAAGATCATTTCCTGGGACGCTCCGGCTTATGACCTTCTTACCCCGGAGCGTTATGAAGAAACTATTTCTTTTATGCGCCGGGGAAAATATCTTTACCTGTCCGACTATGACCGTAAGGAAGATGGCCTGTTCGCCATCGTAAAAACCGGCCGCCTGAAAAACGTCTATCTCTATAGCAATATCGAATTCAAAAAAGCGTTCATCATTCCCTATGCGAAATTCAAAAAAAGCAAATATGCACTTTTGCCAGATGATCATATCATCACTGAGAATAGCAAAATCACCTTTCAGAAAACCGGCAACCAGGAATTGAATTATTATAAAAATCTGTATTTGAAAAAAGGCATTGAATACACTACCGGCATGTCGCCCCTGGTCGTATTTCTGGATGGCTATCTTTTCGGCTTCCTGTTGTTCGACGTCATCCGTTACGGCATGGATCAGGATCGCGCGACCAGAGGCGTCTATTTACTGTCGGATTTTGTCATTGCCAACCGGATCC